CCGGAGGCCACCTTCCTCTCCGAGCCTATCGCCGACGCGGTGGCCGCCACGGTGACCACCTGCCTGTTCCTCCACTTCTTCCCCAAAATCCTGGCCCAGCGGGCCGCGCGGGAGCGGGAGGAGCGGGAAGAGCAACCAAAAGTTGCGCCATAATTGGTGGAGGCAACCGCCCAAACAGGCTAAAATGGGGCCATCTGGAAAGGAGTGTTTGATATGAGTTTCGCGACGACAATCCCACTTTTACTGGGGCTGGTGATCTGGGCGGGCATCCTGGCCCTGGTGATTTATCTGGCGGTTCTGCTCATTAAGGCTCTGCGGAAGTACCTGAAATCCGGTCCCGTCCGGCAGGAGAAGGCGGAGATGGCCAGGAGCCTGGGGGAGGCCATCAGGTATCACCGCACCCGCTGCAAGATGACCCAGGAGTTCGTGGCGGAGTCCCTGGGCGTGAGCCGTCAGGCGGTAAGCAAGTGGGAGAGCGGCGCCGCCGATCCCAGCACCTCCAACCTGCTGGCCCTGGCGAAGCTCTTCGGTGTGCCGGCGGAAGAACTGATTGTTTGCTATGACGCGGTACATCAGGAGGAAATGACCGACGTTATTCGATACTACGACATCAAAGTGCTGGAGGATGGGAAAGAACATCTCCGTAGACAGGTGGAATGGTGGACAAAAGACGACGTGACCTATTTTTCCGAAAACAGTCAAGGGGAATTTTTACAGAAAAAACAGGTGCCTCACTGGCTGGTGACAAAAGAGGAAAATGGGGAAGAAGTGGAACGGATTGCCCACAACTGGGGGCGGCTGCCTTTTATCCCTTTACAGAACAACGGAGAGGAAACCACGGATTTGGAGCTCATCAAAGGGCTGGTGGATGCTTACGATTTGCTGAGCAGCGAAGGAACCAACAATCTGCTGGATTTGGTGGATTTATACTGGGTCATTCAAGGCTATGGCGGCGAAGCGGCAGGCGCTATGGCGAAGAAATTGCAGATCAACAAGGCAGTGCAGATCAGCGATAGCAGCGGGCATGTGGAGGCAAAGCAGGTGGAACTGCCTGTGGAAAGCCGCATGAGCTGGATGAAGATGCTGCGGAAGGATATTTTTCATTTTGGCATGGGCGTAGACACAGACAGTGAGGACTGGGGAAAGGCACCCAGTGGTGTGGCGTTACAGTTTCAATATGCCATGTTTTATTTGAAAATCAACGGCGTTATGCCGGAGATTCGCAGGGCGGTGAAAGAAGTGCTGCGATTTGCTACAGAGGACTGGAACCGCAGAGATGGCGGGCAAAGGGACTGGCGGAAAATTCAGGTACAGCTGAACACCAGCGGCATTACGGATGATCTGGAGACCGTACAGATGATTCGAGAGTCCCAAGGACTTGTCAGTGAAAAGACACTGCTGGGCAAACATCCTTTTGTGGAGGATGTCAACAGTGAGATGGAACAGTTGAAGAGAGAAAGAAGCAAGAAGGAGGAAACAACATGACACAGGAATTGATGCAGAGATTGGGGATTCAGAGCCCGGAAACAGCGGAAAAGGTGGAACAGTTTCTGCTGGCGCTGGAAGAAAGAAACAGACTGCTGACAGAAAAAAGCGCAGCACTGGAAAGAGAAAAAACACTGGCAGAAGAAGCCCTGCAGAACGCGAAAAAAATCGCGGCTATGGAAAAAGCCATTTTGGAAGCCGGTGGCAAGAATGCCAAAGCCATTCTGGCACTCATTGACGCAGATGAAGTGACAATGAACGAAAAAGGGGAACTGGAAGGGCTGGATCTGGAAGCGGTGAAAGCCGAAGCACCTTATCTGTTCAATGAAAAAGAAGAAAAGACAAAAGGCACAGGTTTTCAGGCGGCTTATACCAAAAAGAAAACAACAAAGGAAAACGAGATTGCGCAGACATTCAGAAAAGCGCTGAGAAGATAAGGGGGAGAGAATATGAGCATCAACACAATGGAATACGCAGCAGTATTTATGCAGGAACTGGACAGTCAGATGGTGGAATGTGCCACCAGCGGCTGGATGGAGGACAACGCTGGACAGGTGCAGTACAGCGGCGGCGCAGAAGTGAAGATTCCCAAAATGGAGCTGAGCGGTTTGGGAAATTATGACAGGGACAAAGGCTTTGCCACAGGCAGTGTGACTGTCAACTACGAAACAAAGAAACTGACACAGGACAGAGGTCGTGCTTTCCAGGTGGACGCCATGGATGTGGACGAAACAAACTTTGCGGCAGTGGCAGGCAATGTTATGGGAGAATTCCAGAGAACAAAAGTAATCCCCGAAATTGACGCTTACCGCTACAGCACCATTGCACAGCTGGCAGAAACAAAGAGCAAGAAAAAAGATTACACACCTGCGGCGGATACCATTCTGGAAACACTGCTGAATGATATGACAGAAATTCGTGACAAAGTGGGTGATGGCGCAGAAATTGTTGTGACTATGTCCGCGAAGGTGGCTGGTATGCTGGATCTGGCGAAGGGCGGCAACAACGTCATTGACAGCGGCGAATTTACCCAGGGCAACATGACACTGAAGGTGAAAGAAATTGATGGTTGTCCTATCATTCGTGTGCCTTCTGCCAGATTCAAAACAAAATATGATTTTTACGACGGCGTTTCCGAAAGTAAGGAAACAGGCGGTTTTGTGGCGGCGACAGATGCAAAAGACATCAACTGGATCATTGCCGTGAGACAGGCACCCATTGCTGTTTCTAAAACCGATGTGACACGTATTTTTGACCCCATGACAAACCAGAACGCAAATGCATGGAAAATCGACTACAGAAAATACCACGATCTGTGGATTACAGACAATGGCATGGAAGGCGTGCTGGTCAGCGTAAACAGCGCCGAATAAAGGCGGTGGAGCCATGAAAGAAGCGATTTTGGCAAAAATGGCAGAACTGCGGCAGGTGGGGGCGGAAGATGCCGCCCTTGCCTTTGCGGCAGAGAGAAGCATGGAAATGGTGCAGGCTTACTGCAATCTGGAGGAAGTTCCGCAGGAATTGGAACATGTTTGTGTGTGCATGGGGCTGGAGATTTATGACAAAGGCGGTTTGCAGGAAGGCGGCATCAAGGAAATCACAGAAGGAAAGGTTTCTGTGACATTTGCAGACGAAGCAGATACGGCAGGGGCATTTTTGCTGCATTATCAGGAGGAATTGAACCGTTTTCGAAAAATGCAGTGGTGAGAAAAGGGGGGGAGACCATGGCAGGAAGCTGGCAGGCGGCGAAAAGGGCTGTGGAAAGCCATTTTACGGACAAGTGCCGTGTGACGGAATTTACAGAAGAAGAAACGTCCTGGGGGGAGACCCGTTTCAGCGCTGTGCAGGGAAAAGAAATGACTTGCAGGCTGGTGGAAGAAGGCGATGGCAGTGACATTGAGGGACTATTGGCTTACGGACAGTGGGAAGGGGTATTATTATACCCTACGGAAAATCACATTGCGGCAGGCAGTCAGGTGGAAGTGACAAAGCCGGACGGCAGGGAGGTCATCTTTTTTACCACGGGAGAAACCCTTTCTTACAGCACCCACAAAGAAACGGTATTGACACGGAAGTGTCCCTTTTAAGGGGGTGGATGCGTGATGGAAAGAAAAGATATGATGACACTGCTGAAACGGGCAGTGATACAGGCGTTGAAAGAAGGATTTTCCTTTCCCGTGTATGGAGAGCGTGTGCCACAAAAGGCGAAAGTGCCCTGTTTTTCTGTGACGGTGGAAGAAACTAATCAGAAAAGACTGCTTGGCAGGCGCAGGGCAGTGGAGGCAAAGCTGAAAGTGCGCTACACAGGAGCGGAAGAAAATGACAAAAAGGAAACGGCGGCTGCAGTGGCAGATGGACTGTATGAAGTGCTTTGGCTGGTGGGCAGTGCGGAGCGATTTGGGGCAAGGAGTATGTCCCATACCATGACAGAGGACGGCGTGGATTTTTTTGTTACCTATGGCTGGCAGATCATTGTGGAACAGCAGGAAGCCCTTATGGAGCGGCTGGAATACAACGGGGAAAAGGTGATTGGATATGAAGAAAACGAAGTTTGAAAAGGCGCAGCTTTTGGAAAGCAAAACACTGGGGTATGGCAGGGATTTGCTGGAAGCAGTGCTGGAGGATGGAAAAAGGTATACAAAGGAAGAAGCCGCAAAGGCGGCAGAGGCATATTTGCAGGGGAAAGTAAAGGAGGAGAAGTAATATGGCATTAGGCGGCGGCACCTTTTTGGTGCAGAACAAGGTATTGCCAGGGGCGTACATCAATTTTGTATCCAGACCAAGAGCCATGGGCGTTATGGGCGAAAGAGGCGTGGTTTGCATGGGCATGGAACTGGACTGGGGTCCTCAGGAAATGATGGCTGTGGAAGCGGCAGATTTCCAGACAAATGCCATGGAGGTATTTGGTTTTGGATACAGCCATGACAAAATGAAGGATATGCGAGAGCTGTTTTGTGGGGCGAAAACAGCGAAGATTTACCGTATCAATAGCGGGACTGCGGCAACTGCCACCATTGGAGGAATGACAGTAACAGCAAAATACGGCGGTCTGCGTGGCAATGACCTGCGTGTGGTGGTGGCAGAAAACGTGGACGAAGAAGGCATGTTTGATGTGGCTACCTATATGGAAATGGAACAGGTGGATGTACAGACAGTGGCAGACATTGACAGTCTGGAAGAAAACAAGTTTGTGAAATTCAACGGCACCGGTGTACTGACACCTACAGCGGCAACCCCTTTGACTGGCGGTACCACTAAGGAGGTTTCCGGCAGCGGATACACGGATTTTCTGGCGGCGGCGGAAAAAGAGGATTTCAATGTGCTGGCGTATAACGGCACAGACGAGGTGACAAAGAAGCTGTTTGTAAGTTTTACAAAACGTCTGAGAGATGAAGAAGGCGTGAAGTTTGTGACAGTGCTTTACGATTATCCGCAGGCGGATTACGAGGGCATCATTTCTGTGGGCACAGCGAAAGAACTGGTTTGCTGGACAGCAGGCATGGAAGCTGGCGCGGCTGTGAACGAAAGTCTGACCAACCGCAAGTATGACGGGGAATATGAAGTGGATGCAAAAGACACCAAAAGCAATTTCATCAAGGGGATTCAGGCAGGGAAATTCCTGTTTTACGATGACGGCGGCGAGGTGCGTGTACTGCGTGACATCAACTGTTTCACTTCTTTTGAAAGCAACAAAAACAGTGATTTTTCCTCTAACCGTGTGGTAAGGGTGCTGGACAGCATTGCCAATGATGTGGCAAGGATTTTCAGCCAGTATTATCTGGGTAAGCGCAGTAACAACGCTGACGGCAGAAATCTGCTGAAAGCGGAAATCATTGCCTACCATGAACAGCTGTTGCAGTTGGAGGCAATCGAAAACTTTACGGCGGAAGACATTACGGTGCAGCAGGGTGTGGAAAAACAGGATGTGGTGGTATATGAAAGTGTACAGCCCACCGACGCCATGGAAAAACTGTATATGAGAGTGGAAGTTGTGTAAAAGGAGGAGAAGTATGGCATATTTACGGGCAAAAGATACGGTAAATGGTGCTTTGGGCACTTGTTACGCCAGAATTGACGGAGAGCGTCATGAACTGATGCAGGTGAAAAACGTGACAGCGACTGTAAAGAAAACCAGGACGGAAATTCCCATTCTGGGATTGACAGGGAAACAGCACAAAAGCGGCGGCTGGGAAGGCACTGGAAAAATGACGGTGTATTACGTTTCCAGTCTGTTTCGCAAGGTGATGCTGGATTATATGAAAAATGGTGTGGACACTTACTTTGAGCTGATGCTGACAAATGAAGACCCTACGGGAGAAACAGGAAAACAGACAGTGCTGCTCAAAGATGTGAACATTGACGAGATGGTTATCGGGAAGCTGGATGTGGATCAGTTTGCTTTGGAGGAAGATATGACATTTACCTTTGGGGATGCGGATCTGCTGGATGCTTTTGACGAACTGTAAGAAAATGGGCGGGCGGCAGGGATAAAAAGGAGGAGAAGTATGCAGGAAGCGTTTTACAAAGAAAATGCAAAGGCTTTTTGGGAAAGAGAGTGTTCCATTGCGCCAAGATTTCAGCAGGATGGGAAAGAGATGCTGTGGAAGATTCGAGGTATTTCGCAGGCGGAAAACGCGGAAATCTGGAAGAAAAGCGGCGAAAATCCGAAAAGATATGAAAGCATGGTGCTGGCGGCTTCTGTGGTATTTCCTGACCTGAAAGGGGCGGATTTGCAGGACAGCTATGGCGTTATGGGGGCGGAAAATCTGCTGGAAAAAATGCTGACGGCTGGGGAATTTTCCGCTTTGCAGGAGGCTGTGGAAGCGGTGAATCAGTAAGGGGGGACGAGATTGTACCGATTTTATTTGAAACAGGGGGAAACACAGTTTTTGTTCCCCGTGACGCCGTCACAGGTGCAGACGAAAGTGGGAAACTGCAATGAGACAGTACAGATTTTACAGATGGGGCAGGCAAATTTGCTGAAAAACGCCGGACTGGAAGAAGTGCGGTTTCGGGCGTTGTTTCCCGGCAGGCAGTATCATTTTGTGCAGGTGGAAGAAGGATTTCGAGAGCCGTCTTATTTTCTGGAACGGCTGAAAGATTTCAAAAAAGCCCAAAAGCCTGTACAGCTCATCATTTTCCGAAGGCTGGCGGATGGCAGTCAGATTTTTTGCAGCAATGTGGAAATGGGGCTGGAGGAATACACCATTGTGGAACAGGGCGGCGAACAGGGGGATTTTTGGGTGGAAATTGCCCTGAAGGAATACCGGAAAATGCAGAGTATTGCTTACAGACCTGCAAGCGACGGAAATACACTGGAAAAACAGCCTGCTCAGCGTCCTGCCAAGGAAATGGCGAAAACTTATGTGGTGAAAAAAGGAGATAATCTCTGGAATATTGCAAAAAAAGAACTAGGAGATGGATCAAAGTTTGGAGAACTGGCAAAGAAAAACGGCATCAGCAATCCTTCTTTGATCTACCCGGGACAGGTCATTAAGCTGTAAGGGGGCGAAGGAATGGAATTTCGGATTTTGATTGCCCATAATGGTACGGTATATGATGCCACGCCGGTGACGTTGGAAGGTGTGGAACTTGTCCAGAGTATTCGCATGGAAGCGGGCTGTCTGCGGTTTTCTGTAGTGCGGGACGGCATTTTGAACTTTGTGGAAGGGGACAAAGTACAGTTTTATGTGGACGGGTTGCTGCGGTTTGCTGGATGGGTCATGACGAAAGAACGTACTTCAGCACAGATTATTGCAGTGACAGCTTACGACATGCTCTTTTATCTGGCGAAAAACAAGGATACCTATGTGTACTGGGACAAGACGGCAACGGAAGTGGCAAAAATGATTGCCGCAGGGGCTGGACTGCCTGTGGGAACCATGACGGATACGGGATGGAAGATTCCCCAGCGGATTGAGGAAGGACAGACTTTGCTGGATATGATTCAGTCGGCACTGGACTTGACGGAAAAAGCAACGGGAAAGGAATATTTTTTCTTTGACGGCGGCGGCAGGCTGATGTTACGGGAACGGCAGGAGTTGGTGACAAATGGGGTGCTTCGCTGTGACGGAGGTATCAGTGATTACTGGTATCGGACGGACATCAGCAAAGATACATGCAATACGGTGAAGCTCTATCAAGCTGGACGGAAGGAAACGGAACATCTGGCATTTCAGGCGGAAAATGCGGAGAAGGTGGGAACATGGGGAAAATTGCAGTATTACGCCCATGTGCCCTTTACCTTAACAGAAGCCCAGATCAAGGAAATGGCTGAAAGCGTTTTGCAGGAAAAGTGCCGGGTGGTGAAGGAATTGACAGTGGAGAACATCAATGGTGATTTGTTTTTGACAGCGGGGCAGTCTGTATATCTGGAAATTCCCGATTTGGCAGAGATCGGCATTGCGAAAATGAGCCTCATTGAGAAGTCCACCCATATTTTCAAAGATGGGGAACACAAAATGAAGCTGGAAATGAGAGTGGAGGAGTAACATGAGAGAGATGGAATGTTTTTTTCAGGAGAATTGCTATCTGCCGCCCAATGAGAAAATTATGGTGTCTGACAGATTTGGAGATGGGGAGCTACTTTGGGAAATTCGGGCGGTAAGAGAAGCGGAACTGCGAAAAATGGAGAGAGAAACAGAAGAAAATCTCTGTGCGGCGGCAGTGGTTTTTCCTGACTTGCAGGACAGAAAGTTATGGGAAAGTTATGGGGCAAAAAGCGGTGCGGATGTGCTGCAAAAAATGCTGACACCAGCAGAATATCTGCGGCTGCAAAAGGCAGTTATGGCACTGAACGGATTTCAGAAGCGAAAGGCAGAACGGAGAGAAACGGCAAAAAACTGATACGGGAGGGCATTGACGAGGCAGATTATGCCAGTTATGCCCTCCGAAAATATGGCGTGCGTCCAACGGAATGGGTGCAGATGGATTTGGCAGAGCGGATGTTTTACTGCGCTGTCATTGATTTGGAAATAGAAAAAATGCAGGAGGCGGAAAGGGGGTAAGGTTATGGAAATAGTATCTTTTCTGAAAATGTGGATGGATGTCTGGAACGAAGCAGAGGAAAAGGGGTTGAAGATGCCGGAGGAAGCAATTTTATTTCGGGGAAAAGAAACGAAACATGATGAAGTAATGAAAGAAATCATTAAGTTTTTGCCTAGAAGAGAGTTTTCGGCAGAAAATGGAAAAATGGCAGTAGATTCTTTGGAGAAGGCTGTTTCTCAAAAAAATTTGATGAGTATTTTGGAAAAAGGACAAAATGCAGGGGAAAACATTTCTTTTATAGAGGAAAGAAAAAAGAAGATTGCTGCCAATATGGAAGTCATTGAAAAGAGAATACAGGAAAGTAGGTTGGGGAAAGCAGAAGAAAGTTTTTGGATGGCACAGACAGAAAGACCTATGAAAATGCCGGAAGAAATGGCTGGAACAGGGATGGAGAAAATGGGAGAAACCTTGCTTTCGCCAATTTTTGCGGCAGATGGTACAGAAGGAGAAATCCTGCGGCTGCTGCGGCAATGGCAGAAAAAAGAAAATACTTCTGAAGGAACGCAGCAGATTTCTATTTCCATTGGGCAGGTGCGGGAAAGCGCAGATGTGAATCAGGTCATGGAGGCGTTGACGGCAAAACTGCGGGAAGCCCATCTTTCCGGTGCGAGAAAGGCAAGAGGGGGTTGAGGAATGATCGAGTTATTAAAGGAAATTGCTTTGGAGGCAGTGGACAGAGGCAGTCTGGCGGATTTCTGTACGGGAACCGTTGTGGCGGCAGCCCCCCTTTCTATCCAGATTGAAAATGGTCCTTTGCTGGCAGAACGTTTTTTGCTTTTGAGCAGAAATGTGACGGAACATGAGGAGTTGGGGCAGATTCGCACATGGACAGATACGGAAGGAGACCGATGGTCTTTTTATCGCATGATTCGGGGCAAGGCTTTGCAGGCAGGAGAAAAAGTGCTGCTGGCAAAGGCAGCGGGCGGACAGCAGTACATTGTGCTGGACAGGGTGAAAGGAGGAGGTCAATGATTCCAACAGGAACGGAAATATTGATACTGGATACATCAGAGCATATGCCTTCCATGACATATCGTATGGCGGCAGAAAAAAAGGAAATCCGCGGGGCTTTGGATGGCATGGAAGCGGTGAAGCAGGTTGTTTACAAGATATTGCAGACGGAACGATACAAATATGTCATTTATGACTGGAATTATGGTGTGGAACTGGAAGACCTTTTTGGAAAAGCAGTCAGTTTTGTGATTCCAGAACTGCAAAGAAGAATCACGGAAGCGCTTCTTACGGATGACCGTATCGAAGCGGTAACAGATTTTTCTTTTGAAACAGAGAAGGGTAGTGTAACCGCGGCTTTTCGGGTACAGACCATATGGGGGGATTTGGAGGCAGAAAGGACGGTGGAAATCTGAATGTACGAAAGCTATGAAGAATTGATGGAAAGAAAGCTGGCAATGACCCAGGACAAAAGAGACAGACGGCAAGGGAGTCTGATCTTCGATGCTATGGGACCTAATGCGGCAGAAACAGCGGCTTTTTATGCGGATTTGACCATGCTGGAAGACAGAACTTTTGCGGATACGGCAACGGGAGATGATCTGACCAGACGATGTGCGGAACGTGGTGTGATTCGCAAAGAAGCAACAAAGGCGACTTTTTACGGAAGCTTTGTGGATGCAGAAGGAGAAGCTTATCCTCTGAAACAGGGAGAACGGTTTTATCTGGAGCCGTATTACTATCAGGTGCTTATGGAAGAAAACGGCAGAGTGGTGCTGGAATGCGAAACAGCCGGAGAGGATGGCAACAGTTATCTGGGGACACTGCTGCCGGTGAACCATCTGGAAGGGCTGGCAGAGGCAAAATTGACGGAGCTGCGTACAGACGGCGAAGATGCAGAAAGTGACGATATGCTGCGAAAACGGTATATGGACAGTTTTTCAGCTGACGCTTTTGGGGGAAATGTTGCGGACTACAAGCTGAAAGTTGGGGCTTTGCAGAATGTGGGCGGCGTGAAAGTCTATCCTGTATGGCAGGGCGGCGGCACGGTAAAATTGGTGATCATCGACCAAGGATGGAAAGCACCTACGGAAATGGAACTGGAGGCTTTGCAGAAAGAAATCGACCCGGAGAAGCGGGGAGAAGGATATGGCATGGCGCCCATCGGACACCGTGTAACAGTGGCGGGTGTGACAGAGGTGAAATGCAATGTTTCCATGGAGATTACTTGGCAGGCAGGTGCGGATACGGAAAGCGGCAAGCGGGAGATACAGGAAAGAATCGAAGCATATCTGCTGGAACTGCGGAAAGCATGGGCAGAATCTGAGTATCTGATTGCAAGAATCAGCTATCTGGAATCGGCAGCTCTTGCAGCAACAGGCGTGCTGGATGTGCAGAACTGTACCATCAATGGGCAGGGGAGCAATCTGCAGATGGAGGCAGATGAAATTCCTGTTTTGGGAGAATTTGAGGTGGTGGTATGACAGCACAGAGATATTTGCAGTATTTGCCTGACTTTGTGGCAGAATATGTGGAATTTCAGAAGTTAGGAGAAATCGAAGGAGAAGTTCTGGAAGAAGAAAGCAAGGCAAAGCAGGAGATGGAACAGGATCAATGGATTTTGACAGCCACACGAAAAGGGCTTTTGCGCAGGGCAGCCATGATGGGCTTATCTGTTGCAGAAACGGAAGATACAGAAATTTTGCGGGAAAGGGTGCTTTCCTACTGGAACAGCAGAAGACCATATACATTTTTCATGATGCAGGAATGGCTGGATACGTTTTGTGGTGCAGGAAATTATCAGGCAAAGCTGGATTATGGGGCTTATCGGTTGACCATTGTACTGGAACTGAAAGAAAAGGAAAAAAAGGAACAGATTTTATCTTATTGGAAAACACTGATTCCAGCCAATTTGGTATTTGAGGTGCTGCTCAATACCAATACCCACGGAAAAGTGGGCGCGCTGACACATGGACAATTGAAAGAAAGCGGCTGGACTTATGGCGAGATTCCTTTTGCAGATCTGTCGGAGTATGTTCGTGCATAA